GCTTACCAGATGGGTTGTATTACAAGTTTTTTTATAGCTACAATCCACCAAAAAGGAAACAAAGTTGGCTAAACAAAAAATATGAATCGGCTATCATACCCGACCATACATATGTGCATCATTCAACATATTTGGACAATCCGTTTGTAAGTAACTTTTTTAAATTAGAAGCAGAACACGTTAAGCAAGTCAATAAAAGGTTATACGATTGGGACTATTTAGGAATGCCGATAGGTTCAGGGATTGTACCATTCAACAACCTACAGTTTAGGACAATAACGGATGAGGAAATACAAACATTTGACAACATAAGACAGGGGAACGATTGGGGATATGCTACAGACCCTAACGCATTTGTTAGATGGCATTATGACAAGACAAGAAGAACGATATATGCTATCGATGAAATATATCAGGTTAAAATGAGTAACAGGGAGCTAGCAGACAAGTTGATACAAAAGGGATATCATAAAATACAAACTATTGCAGACAGTAGTGAGCCAAAAAGTATAGATGAGTTGAAACAATACGGATGTTATTTTATAGGAGCAAAAAAGGGGCAAGGCTCGGTAGAGTACGGGGAAAAGTGGTTGGATGAGTTGGAAGCGATAGTAATTGACCCAAACAGGACACCCAACATAGCCATGGAATTTGAAAATATAGATTACATGACAGACAAAGATGGAAACACTATACCAAGGCTAGAAGATAGAAACAACCATATTATTGACGGAACAAGATATGCATTCCAAAACGATATGGATAATAAAGAATCAATATTATTTGCATAGGGGGTGACAGATTGTTTGATAAGCTAAAAAATATATTTAGTAAAAAAGATGTGCAATACATAGCTAGTCAAGGGTACGGGCAACCGTATTGGAGTACGCAAAGGGATGAGCAATATATCAAAGAAGCTTATAACAAATTGGTGTGGGTGTATTCGTGTGTAAGCATGATATCTTCTTGTGTATCGTCCGTTCCGTGGGTATTGTATCGAAAGCAAAACAATAAAATGATTGAGATTGAACAGCACCCTATTTTAACATTTGCTAACATACGGGCAAACAATTTCATGAGTAGTAAGGATTTTTTTGATTTGTGGGCAACTTATTTAGCATTACAAGGAAAATTTTTTGCAGAGTACAATAACCCTGTATTGCCAACGCAATTATATCCACTATACCCACATTTGACAAAACCTATTCCAAGCAAAACCGATTTTGTGTCAGGCTTTCAATACAATATAGAACAACCTGCAAAAACGTATAGCAAAGAATTGATAATGTGGAGTAAATTTAACGACCCATCAAGTTTATACGATGGATTGTCACCTGTACGAGCATTGGCAAGAACGATAGATACAGAAAATGAAGCAGTGAACTGGAATAAATCGACATTACAAAACTCGGCAATACCTGCAGGTGCGTTGTCGGTTATCAACCCATCACCCGAATTGACAGAAAGATTAAGGGATGAATGGATAAGCAGATATACGGGAGCCAAAAATGCTAAAATACCTTTGATATTGAATGCAGAAAAAGCATCATATGTGCCATTTGGTATGAGTCCAACGGACATGGATTTTTTAAACCAAAGGAAGCTTAACAGGATAGAGATTTGTAGTGCGTTCGGTGTACCTTCTCAAGTAGTAGGTGACCCAGAAGGGCAAACCTATTCTAACTATGAAGAAGCTGTAAAGGCATTTTGGCAAAACACAATCATACCCAAGTATCTAGAAAATATTAAAGATACATTGAATATAGGTATAGTAAGCAAGTACAATGACAATCTATATTTAGACTATAACTTAGATGGAATATCTGTATTACATGAATCATTGGACAGTATGGCAGAAAGAGCAAGAGGACTATTTAAGGACAATATTATTTCTAGGGATGAGGCTAGAGAGTTTATCGGATACGATAGAGTAGACAACTCAAACTTGTTTTATTCGGATATTATGACAAAACAGCTTACACAAGAAGCAACAACGCAAGAGGAAGCTAAAAGCATCCAAAAAAAAACGAATGATATTGAAACAGACGTATACAGGCAAATATGGGAAACAAAAGACAAGCAACGGCAAAAATATGAAGATAAGATAAAGATATTATTTGAAAAGAATTTCAAGAAAGAAAACGAGAATGTAAAAAAATCTATTACACTTCCATATTCGATGGAGGACATACAAAAAGCCATCAATAAAACAGCGAAGGGCAAAAAAGAAATATTGATGGCAATGTATGTTGCTATGACTCAAGATTATGGTACTGAAACATATAACGAACTAAAAACAACAAAAAAACAGGATGTATTCGATTATAACAACGAGAATATACAAGAGTTTATTCAAAACATAACAGCAGAAAAGGTAGTAATGATTGATGAAACTACAATGAACGAGATAAAAAAGATATTAGAAGAATCATTGCCAACGGATAGTATAGAGGACATTGCAAGTAAAATTGATATGCTTTACTTGGAAAATATCGTTCCTAATCGTTCGACATTAATTGCAAGGACCGAAACCGTATCAGCATCAAATTATGGTTCTATATCAGGAGCAATACAAGCCGAAGCAGATTTTGATATAAAGGTATTAAAGAAATGGTTGCCAACATTTGATGGAAAAACAAGAGATACTCACATGGCGATGCTAGATGTAAAGCCAATAAAATTGTCCGAACGATTTAATGTGGGTGGTAGTCAGATGCTTTACCCTGCCGACATGAACGGAAGTGCAGGAGAGGTTTGTAACTGCAGATGTGCAATAACATACGTTAGAGAAACCAAGGAGGTGTAGACGTGATTGAGTTTAAGAATTTTGATTTTAAAATCAAGGCTATGGACGATGGAATGTTTGAAGGTTATGGGTCTATATTTGGCAATGTAGATAGTCAAAGGGATATAGTCACAAAAGGTGCATTCACACGAACAATCAAAAATAATATGAACAGAATAAAAATATTGTGGCAACATGATGTAAAAGAGCCGATTGGAAAGCCGATAGAAATGTACGAGGATACCAAAGGTTTATACATGAAAGCAAAATTATCAATAGGTACAGATACAGGCAAAAAATGTTATGAACTTATGAAAGATGGAGTAATCAACGAACTTAGCATAGGTTATGATACAATAAAAGACGAGTACGATAAACAAAACAACGTAAGATACTTAAAAGAATTGAGATTGTGGGAAGTGTCAGCCGTTACATTTGCATCAAATGAACTTGCAACAGTAAACAATGTAAAGCGATTAGATGGGTTATTGGATGAAATAAAAGAGGGTAGAATGTTTAGTAAAATAAACAAGGGCAAAATTGAGGATATTATTATGCTATTGACATCCCTACTAGAGGAAAACAACTCGGAAGAATCCACTTGTGGAACTCCTGAAAGGGAAAAACATATAGAACAAATTAAAAACAATGATATTGACTCGGAAAACTTCCACTCAATACTTAAAGCATTACAAGAACTTAAAAACAAATAACATACTAAAAGGAGGAAACACAAAATGATTAACAAAATTGAAGAAATTTTATCAGAAATTAAAAACGTAGGCGATGGCAAAGTATCTGTTCAAAAATTCAATGAGCTTAAAGAAGCTATCGACAACAGAAACAAAGAACTTGATGCAACTATGGGTAATTTAGAAACCAAAATGGAATCTCATTTAGCAGGACTAGTTGAAAAGATGGGAAATGCTTTTGAAAAAGCATCATTCAAACAACCACAACAAGCTAAAAGATTCCAAGGTTTTGGCGAGTTTATGGGTAAAGTTAAATCTAGAAACATGGAAATCAAAGATTTGGCAGAAGGCTCAGGAGATACAGGTGGATACCTTGTACCCGATGAATTTTCAAATGAAATTCTAAAGGTGGAATTGGAAACATCAGTAGTAAGAAATAACGGTGCAAGAGTATTAAACATGAATTCAGCGATATTGCGTGTCCCTGCTTTATCAGTTTACAACAATGCATCAGGTCAAATCTATGGTGGTGCTACTGCATTTTGGGGAAGTGAAAACACAGCCATTACAGAAAGCAACCCAACTTTTGACAGAGTAAACTTAGAGCCAAAGAAACTAACTGGATACGTAGAAGATTCTAACGAATTGGAGCAAGATGCTATTACCAATATGGGAACTTTATTAACTCAAATGTTTGGTGAAGTATTAGCTTTTGAAGAAGATGATGCATTTATCAACGGCGATGGAGTCAATAAACCTTTGGGAATTTTAGTTGCTCCTTCACTAGTAACAGTATCAAGAGCGACAACATCGGCTGTATCTACTGCAGACGTTATCAACATGATTGCGAGATTCCGTGGCTCTATGGATAGAGCAGTGTTTTTAGTAAATCAATCAACTTTGCCATCTATTTACAAGCTAAAGGACGAAAATAACAATTATATTTGGCATCCCGGAATGAATGCAAGTGTAGCAGGAAAAGCAATGGGAACACTATACGGCATACCTCTTGTTGTAACGGAAAAGTGTCCTGCAGTAGGAACAAAGGGTGACATTATCTTAGCAGACTTTGGTCATTATCTAATTGGTGACAGAGGTGGCTTAAGAACTGATTATTCACAACATTACAAATTCCAATCCGACCAAATGGCTTACAGAGTGATTAAGAGAGTAGATGGTCAACCATGGTTAAAACAAGCAATTACACCTAGAAGAGGTGGAGCAACATTATCACCATTCGTAGCAATCGGCTAATATTAAACTAAAAAAGGAGGATAAACTAAAATGAATAAACTTATGGAAGCTACTACAGTATCAACACAAATATTTCCTACTGCTACTACTGGTAAATCAGGTAGTGCAGGAGTTGACATGAGTCAATACAAAAGAGCAGTTGCAAAACTATATGCACACAGATTGCCAGACGCAAAAGGCGAAGGAGTTATTACACTTTCCTTATACGAAAACACAGCAACAACACCGACAGGAACATTGGTTACTGGTGCAGTTGCAACAGGTTCTATCACTTCAGCAAGTGACGTGTATTTGGAAGTAGAAGTAGATGGTTCAGATTTAGAAAAACAATATGTTTATGGATATGTTGCATCCTCTACAGCTACCCAAGTAGCAGTAACAATCGACAGAGGAAATGCAAGATATGAAGATGTGTAACAAATAAAAAAGGGGGAAGGGTCAAACCTTCCCTCTAAAATATAAAAGGGGTAAAAAAAGGGGGAAACACAATGCAAGAACTAAAAAAAATATGTATAGGAATACCTCATACAGGTATGTTTCATTGGCAAACTTTAACATCGTTATTGAGTTTAAAGCCACCACAAAAAGCACAAATTGTGTATCATTTAATTGGTTCATGTTTAGTATATGATGCGAGGGAAAAAATAGTAGAATTTGCAAGAAACAAAAAGTGTGAGTATGTGGTCATGCTTGATTCGGATATGTGTCCACCACCCGACATGATAGATAAGATGTTTAATCACTTAGAAAATGACAATAATATAGATATGATTACAGGCATGGCATTTAAAAGAACACCACCTTTTCAACCGTGTTTCTATACAAAACTTCAATACAACATGAAAGACTTTAAACCTTATTTGGAATCCCCAATCGAATGGAACGACAACGGGGGATTGATGGAAATAGCAGGAGCAGGACTTGCGTGTAGCATGATTCGTATGAGTTTATTTGATAAGATAAGTACACCATATTTCTTTCCATTGCCAAACCTTGGAGAAGATTTAACCTTTTGTTTGAAAGCCAAGAAGGAAGCAAAAGCATTATTTTTAGTTGATACTTCAATAGATGTAGGGCATTGCTCGGTGATACCAATACATCATGAACATTTTAAAGCCTGTTATGAAGAACAGAAAGCAAACGGAAACACAAAAACAATGTTTACAGATGCAGAACAGCAGATTGACAAAGCCGAGGCAGGTGGTCAATCATGATATATGGCATGATGATAGTAAGAAACGAAGCAGAACGTTATTTGGACAAAGTATTACAACAAATGGTACAAATATGCGACAAAGTAATAATATTGGATGACAACTCAAATGACAACACCGTGGAAGTATGTGAGTCATATGGATGCGAGGTTTATCAAACAGACAAAAGAATATGGGATAAAAATGAATCAATATTAAGACAACAATTATGGGATTTAGTAACAAACCAAGCCGAAGAAGGCGATTGGATATTGTGTTTAGATGCAGACGAGTATTTTAATAGCAAACATTTACCTTTTATAGATTATTTATTTAATACAGTATCAAATGAGGTAGATGGCATTGGTTTTAAACTTTACGATATGTGGAACAACAGAGAATATCGTGATGATGAGTATTGGCAAGCACATAAACATTATTGGTGTATGGCAATACGATACACAACACAAGTAAAATACCAATGGAACAATAAAGCTCTACATGGTGGCAGATTTCCATTCAATGCTAGTCAAAGGATGCTACCAACGGAAATACCAATTCTTCACATGGGTTGGGCTACAGAACATTCAAGAAGTTTAAAATATAATAGATACAAACGATTGGACTCGAATGCACAATACGGGTGGAAAGAACAGTACGAAAGCATATTAGATAAGAATCCTAACTTAAAACAATTTTACTTTTAAAAGCATAGGCAGAAATGCCAACCCACGTTAACCCCTTTTTCGTGGGTAT